GTGGGGCCTATGGGTGGTGTACCGGTTGGAAGGCGTGGCAAGACGGCACCAAGGAAGGCGGCTATTACGAAATCAACCTGTGTGCTGAATACCTGAACCGCCCCTTTGAAGAAACCTGTGGAACCTTGCTTCACGAAATGGTTCACCTTCAGAACCTTCAGGACAATGTTCAAGACACTTCCCGTTCTGGTTCCTACCACAACCGGAAGTTCAAGGAAACCGCTGAAGCCCACGGGCTGACCGTGGAGAAAGGCGAAAAGTACGGATGGCACAAAACCACCCTGAACCCGCAAGCAGAAGCCTTTGTGAAATCCCTTGGCAAGTCCGGGTTCTGTCTGGTTCGGCCCCGTACCAATCCGCTGAAGGGTTCCCGGAAGGGGGGGGGATCAAGTTCCCGTAAGTATGTTTGCCCCTGTTGCGGAACCATCATCCGGGCCACCAAGGAAGTTCATGTTCTCTGTGGGGAATGTGAAGTGGCCTTTGAAGAACAGGAGTGATAACCAATGAAGTTGATTGATGCCAAGGATTGGAAGGCGGTTCACTTCGGAGATCGAACGATTTTGAGAAGTGACCGAAACCTTTACCCGGAAGCCGATTGGTGGGCCTTGGTTTCCAGCGTGGATGTGGAACCGATGAAGGAACCCGGTCATTTCAAGGTGGTAAGCCAATGATGATCACCCGCCAAGTTCGGTGTAAGAAGTGCGGGAAAATGTTCCCCCTGACCTATCCCGAAAAGCTGTCCGACATTGGCCGGGATGTTATTTCTTACTGTCCGCCGTGTTTACACACGGAAATCTTAAAAAATGAAAGGAGTACGCACAATGACCACCTTTGCAGAGCGTTTGAAGAACGCTATGGAACAGGCCAACATGAGCCAATCCGCCCTGTCTGAACAGGCCGGGGCTTCCAAGGCCGCTATCAGCCAATATCTTTCCGGGAAGAACACCCCCGGCCCTGACCGTATCAAGGCCCTTGCCGATGCCACCGGCGTTTCCTTTGATTACCTGATGGGCTATGGAGCCGCCCCGGTTGCGGAACCGCCCATCAAGAAGATCAGCGTGAAGGAAGCCGCCCGGTGCATGGGAAAATCTGATCAGTTCGTCAGAATCGGCCTTCAGCGTGGCCTTCTTCCCTTCGGTAACGCTGTTCCCGGAACCGGCGCTTGCTGGAATTACTACATCAACCCCACCAAGTTCCGTGATTATGTGGGTGCTGATCAGTTCAATTCTTTCTTCGGCCTTACGGCCTGATTTTTAGAAAAGGAGTAGAGCAATGAAAACCAGATTTGATGGAACCTTGTGGATCGGAGCCGGTGGACAGGCTTTCCGCCCCGCAGAAATGGGAACCGATCACCTGTTGAACACGGTGAAGATGCTGAAGAACCGCCCCGGCGTGGTGATAGCTATGGTGGTTCGTGACATTGAAGCCACCCCTGACTGTTGCCCTTTTGATCCCTTCGGTGGCGGTCATTCCGAGTTGGTGAAACAGTCCTTGTTCAACATCACTTCCCTTTCCCCGGAACAGGTGAGTGATTACGCCTTGAACAGCCCCTTGGGAATGGCTATGAAGGCCGAACTTCTTTCCCGTGGTGTGAATGTGGAAAATTACCTTTCCATGATTGAAGGGCCTGAAACCCTATGATTAACCTGTTTCAGCACCAGCAACAGGCCCTTGATGAAACCGAGGGGAAGAACCGGGTGGCCTATTACCTTGATATGGGCCTTGGGAAAACCTTTGTTGGTTCCGAAAAAGCCTTGAAGCTGAACAGCCGTGTAAATCTTCTGGTGTGTCAATGTTCAAAGGTTCAAGACTGGATTGAACACATGACGGAAAATTACGCCATGAACCATTGTTGGATGATTTATGACATGACCAAGAAAAATGAATTTGATTGGTTCATGAAGGCCGCAATGGAAGTTGATAACCCGGATCGGATTTGTGGCGTGATCAACTACGAACTGACCTTCAGGCGGAATGTGCTGAAAACCCTGACCGGCTTCACGCTGATGTTGGATGAAAGTTCCCTGATCCAGAATGAGAACGCCAAACGGTCAAAGTTCATTCTTGGGCTGAAACCGGATAATGTGATCCTTCTGTCAGGCACCCCCACGGGCGGCAAGTATGAAAACCTGTGGAGCCAATGCCAACTGTTGGGGTGGAAGATTTCAAAGGAATTGTTCTGGAAGCAGTACATTCAAACGGAATGGGTGGAAACCGATGGCTTTTGGCGGCAACAGATTACCGGCTATAAGAATGTTGACCGGCTGAAGATGAAGCTGGCCGAACACGGGGCCGTTTTCATGACCACTGAACAGGCCGGAATCAGCCTTCCAAAACGGAACTGGATCAAGGTCAAAACCCGCCCTTCACCCCTTTATTGGAAGTTCTGGAATGATCGCTATGTTGCGATTGACAGCGCCAACCTTGGTGAATTTGAACTGGATGCCGATTTCTACGGTTCCAATGCCCATTGTGAACGGGAACTGATTGGCGATACCAGTTTGACCCGCCGCCTTTATGCCCGTCAGCTTTGCGGCCTATATAACCCGGCCCGTTATGAAGCCTTCCGGGATTTGGTGAACAGTACGGAAGATCGCTTGATTGTGTTCTATAACTTCACAGAAGAAATGGAACGCCTGAAGGGGATTGCCAAGGGCCTGAACCGGCCTGTGTCTGTTCTTTCCGGTGAAGAAAAAAACTTGGATGCTTACCGCTACCAGCATAACAGCATTACCTTCATTCAGTATCAGGCCGGTGCAATGGGCGGCAACTTCCAGCTTGCCAACAAAATCATTTACTTCAGCCTTCCCCAAGGTTCGGAATTGTGGGAGCAATCCCAAAAGCGTATTCACCGCCTTGGACAAGAACGGCCCTGTTTCTATTACCTGATGATCTGTCCGGGAACGGTTGAAGAAGATATTCTTTCCACTTTAGAAATGAGAAAGGACTATACCGATGAACTATTCAGAAAGTATGAGCAAGCGGCAACAGCGCCGCAAAGCCCTTAACCAGCGGTTCAGGCGGATGTTCCTTGTGGCCCTTCTGATGGGCCTTGCAATGGGGTTTGTATTTGGGCGCTGTTCTGCTGTCAACAGCAAGGCCCCGGATGCCTCCATTGAACCGGATCAGCTTACCGCCGTGATCCCGGATGTGACCTTGGAGCCGGTGGAACCCCCGCTGGTGGAAGAACCCGCCGAACCTGAACCAGTGCTGTTGGGCAGTTTCAGAATTACCGCCTATTGTTCCTGTGAAAAGTGTTGCGGCGAATGGGCCAAGAACCGGCCCAACGGCATTGTGTATGGTGCCGCTGGTGTGGAACTGAAGGCCGGTGTTTCCTGTGCTTCCCCGCTTCCCTTGGGAACCGTGGTGGAAGTGGAAGGCTTGGGTGAATACATCGTTCAGGATCGCCCCGCCCAATGGGTGATTGACAAATACGGTGAAAACCAGATCGACATTTATTTTGACAACCATGAAGCCGCTTCCGCCTTCGGCCTGAAGCAGTTGAATGTTTATCTGAAAGGAGAACCCGAAAAATGATCAAATGTGAAAATGCTTGCCCCCGTGGAAAATTTGATGGGTGTTGCCACAAATGCCCGGATTTCCACACTTGTCCTGATTCCTGTCAGGAAAACCCGAACGCCTGTGGTTCGGCCACCTTCGATGAAGAAACGGCCCTTCAGGAGTTCAAGAACACCCAGCTTGCTACCTTGAACGCCATTGCTTCCCTGACCGCCCACAAGAAGGCCATTGAGGAACAGGAAAAGGAAATGAAGGCCAAGCTGTATGAAGCAATGGTGAAGTTTGGCGTGGATAAGTTTGAATCCGATGTTCTGAACCTTACCCTTGTGAAGCCCACCAACGCCACCAGCATTGATTCCGCCAAGCTGAAGAAGAAATACCCGGACATTGCTTCCGAGTGTTCCAAGACCACCGCCAAGGCCGGTTATGTAAAGATCACCCTGAAAGGGGATAAGTCATGAGTTGCCGGGGCTTTGAACCTGTTTGCACCAATAATGAACTTCGGGAGTATTTCAGCGCCAAGGGCCTGACCTATGACAGCATTGATGAAGGTGATATTTTGATCCTTTGCATGATGCTTCAGAAGGAATTGAAGAAATCCAATAAGGCTGGTGAAACTTCCGTCACCATGACTTTAAGCAAACGGGTTGACATGAAGAAGGCCACCAACGGCCACATTACCGAGTGTTACATCTACATGAACGCCCACTATTTCACCCGGCGTGAATGTATCAGCTTCAACCGGGATGGGTGGATTGGCTTTGCTGGATGGGCCGATGATGGCAACACTAACCCGTTGCGCCGTGCCTTCCTTGCATGGTGTGACTATTTGGCGGAAGGTGGTGGATCCGATGGCAAGGGATGAAGTATGGGATGCCCTGAAAAATCATGCCAAACAGGTTCATTCAGAACGGGTTGCAAAGAACCCCGACCGGATCGCCTATGCCATTCAGCAGTTTGAAGCCCACGGCATTGAATACCAACTGAAGAATGAGCAAACCGGACATTTCCATTGTTGGCGAAAGTCTGATGATAAACTGTTCCAATTCTACGCTGGAACGGGTAAAATTCAGGGCTTCACCCAAGTCAGAGGTATTCACAGCCTGATTCAGATGTTGGAGGGGTGAGCCGATGGCCGGTGAAAAGAACTTTGAAAACCGCCTGAAGAAGTGGTTGGAAAGTGAAGGGATTTATCCCTTGGGTGAACCAGTTGACCGCATGAGCGCCCCGCCCTGTGGCTTCTATGAAAAGCGTTGGGGTGGAAGCCGGTATGTGAAAAGCGGCCTTCCTGATATGCGGATCACCGTGAAGGGCATTGCCCTTGAAGTGGAGCTGAAGGCCACCAATGGAACCCCATCTGTGCTTCAGAAGCGTAATTTGGCCCAAATCAACGGTTCACAGGGGTTCGGGTTCATCCTTTACCCGGAAGGCTTTGAAGCCTTCAAGACTATTGTGAAAGGGGTGAAACAATGCGAGTTTCCCACAGCCGGGTTGAAGTCTTTGATAGATGCCCATACAAATACCGCTTGCGATATGTGGAAGGGATAGACACGATCCCGAACACGGACGCAGACAACGCCCTGATCCTTGGCACCGCCCTTCACACCGGCATTGAAGAAGGGGTTGAACAGGCCCTTGACTTCTACAAGAACAGCTTCCCGGTTCTGACGGATGATCACATTCATGAAATGATGAAGCTGGAAGCCATGATTCCCAAGGCAAAGGCCATGTTGCCACCGGGCGGAACCTTTGAACTTCCAATCGGGAACGCTGATTTCATCGGCTTCATGGATTATCTGGTTCCCGTGGGGAAGGGCCTGAAGCTGGATGGCCTGATCACTGGTGAAGATTTGAATGAATTTGAAGCGTTTGATCTGTACGATTTCAAGTATTCCAACAACGCCAAGAACTACGCCGTTTCCGGTCAGCTTCACGAATACAAGTATTGGTATGAACTGACCCATCCCGGCCACCGGATCAGAAATATGTATTTCCTGATTGTTCCCAAGCCCAAGATCAGGCAGAAAAGCACCGAAACCCTTTCCCAATTCCGTGACCGCTTGCAAGCGGCCTTGAAAGATGCTGAACCAACGCTGATGCCGGTTCAGTACAACCCCATGAAGATTGTGGACTTCCTGACCGATGTGAAGCACATGGTTGAAGCCACAGACTTTCCCAAGAACCCAAACCATTTTTGTGGATGGTGTGAGTATGAAGAATATTGTCAGAAAGGATGGGATTATGTGTTACTTCCCAAGAATGAACGCCGTGATCTGAACGCCACCAAGAAGAAGGTTGTGTGGCTTTACGGCGCACCCTTCAGCGGCAAAACCTTCTTTGCCAATCAGTTCCCCGATCCCCTGATGTTGAACACGGATGGCAACATCAAGTTTGTGGATGCCCCCTATATCGCCATTCGTGACACCGTTACGGTGGAAGGCCGTATCACCAAGCGCAAGTTGGCCTATGAAGTGTTCATGGATGCCGTGGCCGAACTGGAAAAGAAACAGAACGATTTCCGAACCATCGTGGTTGACCTTCTGGAAGATGTTTATGAATCGTGCCGGGTTTACATCTGTGACCGTCAGGGCTGGAAGCATGAATCTGATGATTCCTTCCGTGCATGGGATATGGTCAGAAGTGAGTTCCTGAACACCCTGAAGCGGCTTGTGAATCTGGACTATGAAAACATCATCCTGATCAGCCATGAGGACAGAAGCCGTGACCTGACCCGTAAAGGGGGCGATAAGATCAGTTCCATCAAGCCGAACCTTCAGGATAAGGTGGCAAACAAGGTGGCCGGTATGGTTGATCTGGTGGCCCGTATCGTGGCGGACGATGATGAACGGGTGCTGTCTTTCAAGACT